ATTAGGAATAGCAGCATAAGCTGATCTATCTATTTTTGTTAATGAAATATCTTGTGTATTAGATGTATTTGATGCAGCAGCTGTCGAAGATATGAATGCTTCTAAAACATCATTAACATCAGCAGATACAGTGTAAGAGGCTTGTCCTGCTACTAAAGCATTTTCGTCTTGTTCAACTTTCCATAAATGAATACCTCTATTACCCCATTCAGCAAATAATAAATTTAAAGATCTTCTAGCTGATTTTAAATCGTATCCAGAGTTAGTAGTTATAGAACATCTTTCATAAGCTTCTTGTATGATATCATCAATATTTAAATCAAATCCTGTAGTTCCTGAAGTAGCCATTATAATATATCCTTATAGTAATCCATTAAACCACCGCTTTTTTTCTTAATAACATTTTCAAGTGCTTTAGCCTGTCCAGCATGAGCTTTAGATGCTTTTTTTAATTTTGCAGCAACAGTTTTTATAGTAGCATCTCCACCATTAGATAAAGTTATGGCTTTTTTTGGTAATTTTCCATAACCACTAAAAATATCAATTATTCTAGTTTTTACTTTTGGCTTACTTTTTGTAATTTTACCTTTATCTCTTCTTTCAGCAGCATCAGCTCTATCAAAAGCTTTCATGGCTTCTCCTTTTGAAATAACTTTATCTTTTTTATCTTTATAGACTACACCTGCTTCTTTATTTTTAATTCTTGTCATAACTTAAATCCTTTTAACATATCGCCATAATAATTTACTAAGCTATCGTTACTTACCTTTTTACCAGCTATTTCAGATTTCATATAAGAACCTATATACTTATCTTTTTGAGCATCGCCAGGAGCTTTAGTTGTAGTTTGGCTAAACATGGCACGTCCCATAGCTGCTTTTTCAACGCCTTTTATTTTACCTTTATTTTTAGTAGCGTAAAATATAGCAGTACCTTTCTTCTTTCCATACTGATCCTGCATTGAATCCATAATTTTTTTACCTTTTTTATTTAATGGCACTATTCCTCCTTTTTAGCGGCCGCTTTGAGAGCATTAGTCTCCTTTTTGCGGTTGTACAACTTCTTTGAGTTTATCACTTTTGAACGGAATGTTCTAGACCTTACGAGTTTTGCGTAAAGATTCTTTTGCTTTTTTTGCAATATTTACCACCTCCGTTTTACCCATAACCTTAGCTCTTTGCTCCATTACCGTCAAAATTTGTATTTTTCTTGCAAATGGCTTAGATATTTTTTTTACTTTTGAAGCAGTGGCACGAGCATCAGCAGGAGTTGCAAATTTAATACTCACTGTATCTTTAGGATTTTCATCTGTATACAATCTCCTATCTGAGCCTTTTGGTTTTTTACCTGTGCCTATTTTTGGATCTCTATTTTTCATTATTGTTTTTCTCCTTTCATATAAATAAATTTTAAATTTGAGTTTATCATAACATTAGTTGCATCTTCAAAGTCTTCAACTAATGGAAAACCTGCTAAATTAAATGAAGTGTTTAATAACATTGGAACCTGTGTTTTTTTGTAAAAAGCCTTTATTAAATTATAATAAAATTTATTTTGTTCTGATGTAACTGTTTGCACTCTGCAAGTATTATTTACATGAACAATTGCAGGAACTTTTTTAATTGCTTGAGGTTTAGCATCTACAGCAAAAGACATGTATGGTGATTCTTTCAAAGTAGCGAAATCAAACCAATCATTTTTATGTTCTAACATAACGGTGGCCGCAGTAGGTCGCCACCATTGACGACCTTTAATTTTATTTATAATTAGTTTCGCATTTTTATTTGTTGGATCAAATAAAATAGATCTGTTGCCAAGTGCTCTTGGGCCCCATTCAGATTGACCTTGAAAAATTACTAATGGCTCTTGTTTAAGTATGACCTCTAAAGCTTGATTTTGATCTCTAATAATTTTCATAATACAAAGCTGCACCTACAGCTATTCCTGCATCATGTGGAATAGGATCTACAAAAAAATTTATTTCTGGAAATTCTTTCACTAACTTAAAATTATTTAAACAGTTTAAAAAATAACCACCAGATAAAACTATGTTTTTTGTATCTGAACAATACCTTTCAATTAAATTACAAGACTCTTCAAAAGTTTTTTGTTGAGCGTCCATCGCTTTTTCTACTTTATGATATTCTATGTTTTCATGTTTTGTCTCTATTTCTCCATACGGAGCTAACCCCATAAACTGTCCATACTCTTCTCCAAAACCAGCTTCTTTTGCTCGTAGACTGTAATATTGGCCGCCCACACAATCTGAAGAAAACGTAACATTATTTTTTGAAAAAGTTTTGTGTTTTTCTACTTCGTATACTCTCCAATAATTTGCCTCTGTATAATTAGAATAATGTTTAAATATTGGTTCACATTTGTTTTTATCAATTTTCCAAATAGTATCTGTTTCTCTGTGATAAGAACCCTCAAATGGCCAACCACCTCCATCTCTTACTATAGCCACAGCTTGACTTAATTTAGAATGAAACAAAGCGGATATTGCATGTAGCATATGGTGTTCCTTTACAAAAACCCATTTTTTAAATTGTAATTTTTTTAAACAAAGTTTAGCAAGAGAGTATTCTATTATTTGAGCTATATTACCAAAACTAGCAAAAACAACACAATCAAAGACAATATTTTCAAATTTTTTAATACCTTTTAATTTATCTATATTCAATTGTGTTGGGTAAAAATGTTTTATACCCATCGATCTTTCTTCATTGTGAAACTTTTTAATAACTCCTCCATCCATATAACAATAAGACATATGATGGGAAATATTTATACCTAAGATTTTCATTTAAATTTTAATTAACATCTTATCCATTTTCCTTTAAAACAAAATAATATTTTTTTAAATTTAGAAAAATTATTTTTAGCTATTTTTTTTACATCATCTAATGGTAAAAATTCTTTACAAATTATTAAATCTGTCTCTAAATTTTTTTCATCGAATATGTTTTTATTTTTTACATCTATATTAAGTTTATAATTTTGTTTACATTTATTTAAAAAATCACATTTTTTCTTATTAATATCATAAAGTGTTATATTAAATGGTTTTATATCTTTCATCATGATGGATATAACAACCCCAGGAATACCCCATCCAGACCCTAAATCTACACATGTAGTCTCATTATCTTTAATTAAATTAACAGCAGCCATGGATGTTTTAATGTATTTTTCCATTATCACTTCTTCGCTAATATACAAACCAAATGATTTATTTTGTAAATGTAGTTTATGTGAAAAATCCTTAAGAATTGATAATTCCATTTAATTTTTTACCATAGTACCCAAAAGATGCAATTACTCTTGGAGTCATGGCTAATACCTTATGTTTTATACCCCTTGGAATATAAATCATATCTCCTTTATTTAAGACTATATCTACATCCTTATCACTAAATATTCTATATGTAGTTATACCATGTAAACAAATTATAAATACATCTTCAGGATCAGCGTGAGGCATTCCCACTAAACTACAAAAACTAAAGAACAAATCTACTTCGTCACTTACGTTGTCTTCGTAATTAAATAATTTTTTTAAAAAATCAAAAAATGTTACAAACTCTTTGAAGTGGCTCTTTATATTTTTCATTTGATACACACCACGCATGACATCTGTTAAGTTTTTTGCTTTTACTTTAGTCTCTGCATCAGTCTCTTCAACTAGTTTACTTAACAAGTTAAAGTCATATTGCTTTTTTAAATCTACAAAATTTTTTATATAAGTTACTTTATTATCTCTTATAGAGTCTATTTCTTGTTTTTTGATAAACATTTAAGCTAAATCAACAGCGTTACCTATTACAGGTTTGTATTTTGTTTTACCATCTTCTTTGTATGCTCTCAACAATTGTTTTCTAGGATTATCAGCCACCCAAGAACAATGAATCCACCCGCTGTTGGGTTCTCCAGGAGTGAAGAACTCGAGGATCATCTGATCCCACTCGAGGTTTGATTTAATCCAATCAAAGACTTCAGCATTGCTGATGCCTAGAACCTCAAAATCACAAGCTTCTGCACGGGTATGTTGTGAATTTAAACTGCTACCTATTTTTAGGCACAGCTCAGGGGAACGAAAGCAGCTCGTCACCGTAACCCTACCAAAGTGATCACGTACTGGCTGTAAAATATTTTCACATAATAATTTTAATTTTTCTATTTGATCTGCATTTGGATTATTATCAATGCCAAGTCTAATGGCTGTGTCTGATTTAATTAGCTCTGAGAGACTAAAGTTACGTGTCAATTTCATCTTTTTCCTCCATTTGATAAAACATTTTATCTGAATCCTCTGTTACCATTTTCGTAGCTTCCGCATCCCAATAAGTAGTTTGGACTTTATAGTCTGGCCAACTTGTGTCAGTAGT